GGGCTAACTCTAGGAGATGAGGTAACAGTATGACTGAACGTAAAAGCTAGAGAATATAATGGTAGATGGTTTAATTCTGTGAGTGCATGGAAACTAACGAACAATAACGCTAAAGATACTTGACCAAAGGAAAGCCTGCTCCCATTTTAGAAAATCAATCTACCAAAGGGCTAAGCCAAATAAGTTGTACCGTAGATACTCGAAATAAAACATGATAAATAAACTAACAGAAGAAGAGTTACAAGAAAGCATTGACCTAGAGAAAACCATAAGAGACCGCGAGGACACGATAATTTATTTTGTACGATAACCAATGGATAAAAAACCAGTAAACAAAGGTTGAAGACCAAAAGGAACAAAGAACAAAAGCAAGAAGAATGTAGGGGGCAGACCGACCAAAATGACAAAAGAAGTTATTGCGAAACTAGAAACGGCGTTTATGAACGCTTTGACCGATACCGAAGCGTGTTTGGTCGCAGAGATTGACCCGAAAACCTTTTATATGTACTTGAGGAAGAATCCTACTTTCGCAAGAAAAAGGACTATACTTAAAAAAAGTCCCAACATAAAGGCGAAAACTAATATGGTTAAGAGAATAAACAGCGGGCAAGACAAGGACGCCGACAAGCGACGATTGGAGAGAAAGGGCAAAGACGAATTTAGTTTAAAGACAGAGGTTGAACAGACCAACACCAATATCGAAATTATAAAAGTGTGAAGGAAACAGACAGAGAAATAAGAACAACTTTATTATGTATGGATATTATAATGTTTGGAGTTAAGAAACGAATGAGAGAGATTGCGTTGCAAGTGTTTGAAGAGAACATCAACACCAACGAGACCGAAAAACACTTCAAAAAGATGTTGGACTTCAACAAGGACAACAAAGAGGTCAAAGAGAAGTTGGACGAACTCAATAAGATAGCAACGGGCGACAAGTACACAATCACAGTATACTACACCGACAACGCTTATTCGTTGAATCCTATGTACACAAACATATTGAACACGAAGAAGCCCCCGAGACTAACTAAGACCGAGATGTTGGACTTGATTCTTGGAATGAAAACAAAAGAGGACAACAAGACCAACGACACCACAAAACACCCAAAAGTAAAACCCAGTAAGAAAGCGGGCTAGTGAGAAATGTTGCACCGTAGATACGGAAATATTTTACCCAACAAAAAGACATGATAATCGACTTCGATGACGAGACACTATATGTTGATCGAATACAAGAGATCGTTGAAGCGATGGACGACCCAAAAATAAGATACATATTCTTAAAGGGTTGAGCGGGAGCGGGTAAGTCGTACGCAGTAATGCAGTTGATTATACAAGAGATATTGGACTGATTGAGGGTTTGATTCTTCCGTAAGGTATCAAGGACACTAAAAGCGTCATGCTTACAACTAGCAAAGGACGTCATCAAAGACTTTGGCGTGTGAGACTATATAACATGTAAAGAGAACAAAGACATTATCGCAGACAAAGGCTTTGCTATGATGTTTGGATTAGATGACGCAGAGAAAATAAAATCAATCGCGCAGTTTGATGTTTTTGTTGTTGAGGAAATGACAGAGATAACTTACGAGGAGTTTACACAACTAGATCTTAGATTAAGAGGAGGGAGCAATCATAAGATTATATGAATATTCAACCCAGTCTCGGCAAGGCATCGATTAAAGAAAGAGATATACGACAAGAAGAAGTTACGAAAGAATGCCATATGGATTGAGAAGACGGCACGAGACAACAAATTCGTTTGACAAGACTACTTGGATTCGTTGGACGCTCTCAAGTACAAAAACAAAGCGAAGTGGAAAATATACGCAATGAATGAATGGTGAGAGTGAAACAAAGGGTCAATATTCCCAAGCTACGAAATATTTGAACACGACATCAAACCCCACGTGATTGGGTTGGATTTTGGATTCAACGACCCGAACGCAATGACATATCTAAGGATTGAGGACATTGCCTACAGTACAATTACACCAAACGACAACGAAACAGTCGAGGTTGATCAAAAGACAACGCAAGCAACACCCAAACCAAGGAAAAGACTATACATTCAAGAAATTATATTCAGCACAGGACAGACAAGTCAAGACTTGATTAGAGAGATGGAAGCCAAAGACGTGCCGAAAGATACGTTGATTATAGCAGACAGCGCCCGCCCCGAAATGATTGCAGACATAAAGAAAGCGGGGTATCGTATCAAGTGAGTAAAGAAGTACAAGAATAGTAAAAACGAACAAATCGACAACATCAAGCAATATGATATATATATCAACGGCGCACACTTAGTTGAAGAGGTCGCAGAATATAGCCGAATGCTTGACAAGAAAACGCAAGTGTCGCTTGATGTTCCCGAGGATTGAAACGATCATTGCATTGATTCGGCTCTTTATGGAGCGACCAAATTCAAACGTTGAACGGTCACCGCTTTATTCATGTAAGATGATGCTATGGATATATTTTCGACAATAGAGAATTGTGACTTGCCCGAGAGTTACAAAGTTATTTGAAGACTTCACTATAAGGAGCGTAAAACAATGCGGTTTGATGTGAGAGACGAATTGACTTGAAGCGAAAGGGACTATTTAAGAAAGAAGAAAGCGGTCAAAGAAGTAATAGTGAAGGCTTGGCGGGCAGAACAAGAATAGCGTTGACTAATTATTGCCCTACAATATATATATAAAACGTATATTTATTTTGAAGGAATAGGGCTATGAATATTCTTGGGTATGAGATCAGAAGAGCCGTCAATCAACCGTCAGCACAAAAGACAGGTTGATTTTTTGGTTGACAGACAGAAGCACCGACAACAAACGTCGATATGTACTATAAGTATTACAGAAAGAACAGCGACGTCAGGCGTTGCGTAAAAGAACACCAAGACAGTATCGGGTCGGACTGATATTTCTTTATGAGTGGTGAGGACGTTGCGACAGATGCAAGCTATACCGCAGTAATGGAGTACGGGAAAGGACGAAGGACACTAAAAAACAAAATCATTAGGGACTTACTTATCGGGTGAAATGCTTATATTGTAAGGTTATTGAATGACAGCGGTGTCTTGATCGGATTAGACACCATTGACCCGAGGACGGTGAGAGTAAGGGCCGACGAATACGGTGACGTTTTGGCGTATGAACAATTTGTCAACGGTGGTGTCGTTAATACATACACCCCCGACGAGATCGTCAATTGTTACGACGATCTTGACCCCGATAATGAAATTTTTTGATTATCAACTTTGGAGGGTATAATTATAGAGATATTGTCCGACAGCGAGAGTTCTCTTATGAATTATCATTATTTCAAGAACAACGCAATTCCTTCGATGATTCTCACAATGTCGGACGACATAAGCGACGCCGAAATGACGAAAGTAATGTCACAAATGAAAAAGAATTTCTCTTGAGGTAAAAACAAACATAAGATTGGAATGTTGAGAGGAATTTCAGGAATTGAAAAGATGCAAGACAGCGTTGCCGATATGCAATTTGAGGTTATGAGGGGCTTCAACACCAATAGAGTATGTAGCGCTTTCGGTGTTCCCAAAGTAATGCTTGGATATACCGACGGAGTTAACTACACCAACGCGGACATGCAATTCAAGAAGTTCATCGAACAGACTGCCGCACCATTTGAAAAGAGGGTGGAGAAACGAATCAACGAAGCGCTACAGACAGAAGACCTTGTATTTCACATCGTTGACACAACATTCGAAATAAACAAAGAGAAGATTGATATCATAGAATCCAAAATGAGAAACGGACTTATCACAGCAAACGAAGCAAGAGCCGAATTATGATATGAACCTTATGAAGGAATAGACGAAGCCGACCAACCGTTAATATCCAAGTCATACGATAAATTGGTTGATGTGTGATTGAGTGACATTTTCGCAGATGAAACTTAAGTCACAAAAGAGAGTTATCAAGAGAGCCGAACGTAGACTTGCAAAGAGGCTTTCGAAAGACTTGCGCACGTTATGAAACGGTATCATTCAGATCGTCGAAACACAAGAGACCGAAAGGGCGTTGAATAACGACGTCGAGTTGTACATCAACAACCGAATGATCAAGACACGTTGATCACGGCTAGATTGAGACCTTGCAAACCTTTTCAAGTTGTGATCAAGATATGTAAACAAGGCGGTCAAGTGAGCGGTTGACTTGAGCAAGATCAATCTTTTGGCGGTCAAGCGGGTTGATAGCTTGACATCATTATGAAGCACAAGTATAGATAACAGTATCAACAAGACCACGTTCAACAAGATCAAGAGTATTATATCTTGAGGGGTTTTCGATTGAGAAAGTTATACAGAGATAGGGAAAACTATTCGCAAACAACTAGACGCTTGATTATTCTCAAAGGCAAGATCGGAGTTGATCGCTATAAACCAAGTAGGGAACGCCTACGAAAACGGGAGATATACGGCGTTTGATGACTTGAAAAGGCAAGGGTATGTAATGAAAAAGATATGGGACACAGTAGGCGACGACAAAGTTACACCCGAATGTAGAAACAACGAAGCACAAGGCTGGATATTATACGAACAAAACCGACCAAGTGGAGACAACAAAGCACCGAGACACAGCAACCCAAGGTGCAGATGCACAACTAACGTCGAGATAACAAACTAACTTTTTACAAGTATATTATGACACATGAACAAAATCGTGCAATTCCAAATGTGATTGACTTGAGTGGAAGTAAGAGAGGGTAAAATCACAATCCAAGGTTACGCAAGTACGCCGTCAATTGATAGATACAACTCAATCGTCGAGGTTGAAGCAATACAAAACGGGTTGGAGAATTACGAAAAAAACCCCGTTTTACTATTGGGACACGACAGCGCAAAACCTATCGGGACAGTAACCGATTGGAGTATTGACAAGAAGGGTTGGAAAGTAACCGCAGACATAACCAAAGACACAGACGGTGTAATGTCGGACGTGACCGAGTGAAGAACAAAATGATTCTCTATTGGATTCATTCCATTAGCACGACACTATATTGACAGAGCAACAAGCAAACTATTGTCAGAGATGACACAAGAGGAGCAAGAAGCAATGGACTACCAAAATATAGTAAGAGTTATTACAGCGGTTGACATTGTTGAATTGAGCGTCGTGAACGTACCCGCAAACGCTCAATCACTATTCACAATCAGTAAAGCATTGAGAGCGTTTTTCACAGAGTTAGAGACAAGACAGATTGCGGAAAGGTATTTGGTGAAGGACAACGAAAATCCATTTACTAGTAAAATAGACAATGAAACAGAGGAGACAACAGCCGAAGCAACAACAGAAACAGATGAAACAGACGAAAATACAGAAGAAACAGCAGAGACAAGTGACACAAACGAATCTAACGACGACACAGCCGTTGAAACGACTATTACACCACCAAGCGAAGACAAGACCACAGAATGAACTGAAGAAACAAACAAAACAGATTGATCAGAGGGTTCAAAAGAACAACCAACGAATATTGAAGAAACAGAAGGAGAGGGGAAAGAGATTGATGACAATGAAGTAAAAGGCGACATAAAAGAAGAAGACACAACAACCACAAACGAAACGATTGAAGAAATCGACATAGCTATTGAAGATTCACAAGACGACGAGGGAAGTGACGGTGAAAATCCCGACACGGCAACAGCCGAAACTCAAGCAAGTGAAAAGACGATAGAAGAATTACAATTTGAATTGAGTGAAGAAAGGTCGTTCAATGATAAAATTATTGACGATTTGATTTGAAGGGTTAGTGAGTTACAAGCCAAACTTGACAAAAGGGCGGTCAACAAACCAATTGTAACCACACACAACAACTTGAAAGAACAAAAGGCACAAGGCGAACCGTTTGTCGAAATGCTCAAAGGACTTAAAAACGGTATTTAATCAATTACAATTTATTAAACATGAACAGAGAAGAAAAATTAGCTATGCTTAAAAATAGCATTGCATGAGTAGAGACAAGAGCAAATGAATCAATGTCAACAGGACAAGACGGTTACGGGCAAGACTTCGTACCATCAGATTTGGCGTCAACAGTTCTTGCGTCAGTTAGAGACGCAAACACAATCGTTTCAAGATTGAACGCTCCGATTGTAATGCCGACATCAACGTACACAATGCCCGTTGAATGATCAGACAATACATGGTATGCAACAAGCGAAAACGCAAACGTTGCTGGGACAGACGAAGTTGTATTGGTTGCTAAGAAGTACAGTACTTCCGTATATGCTTCGGGTGAACTTGATGACGATTCAATCGTGAACATCAATACCTTCTTGGGAGACAAATTCGCAAAGAGTTACAAAGAACTACTTGACGGAGTTGTCGTTAATGGTGATGTTGTTACAGCATCAACTGGAAATGTTAATAGTGATGACGGTGCGCCGACAGCTGGAACATACTACCTACACCAAGACGGGTTAGTAAAAACAGCTATTACAAATAGTGCGACAGTTAATGCTGGAGCGTTAGACTTAGCAGACATCAGAGGTATGAGGAAACTTCTTGGATTAAAATGAATTGATCCTAGTGACTTGTTATTGATACCTTCAACAGATGTTTATTACAAACTTCTTTGATTGGGACAAGCAGAAACAGTCGAAAAATTCGGAGGTAGAGCAACAGTCGTAAACGGAACACTTAGTGCAATTGACGGTATTGAAGTATTGCCAACATCACTTCTAGGAAACGCAGAAGCGGACGGTAAAATATCAACAACATCATCAAACAACACAACGGGAAGAATGTTACTTGTTTACAAACCTGATCTTATTCATGGATTCAAGAGAGGGCTACAAGTATTCACAGAATACTTGCCTGAATACGATCAATTCAGATTCACAGGACACGTAAGATACGCGTTGAAGATCAAATCAACAGATTCAGTTGCTTGTGCAATCAACGTTACTATTTAATTATTGGGGAGGGGTTAATCCCTTTCTTGTGTTGTATGCTTCTGGATATGACACAAAAAAGGCTTTAGTCTATTATGAAAACGACAAAATGGAGACAATCAACGTAAAAGCAACACAAGACCAATTGATCAGAGTAACAGACGGGGCGGACAAAGAGATCGTCAAGAAAGGAAAGACAATCCAAGTACCATCAAACAAGATACATTATTTTCTATCAAACAATTTTATTATATGTGAAGAAATACTTGCAGACAGAGAGATTCAAACAACAGACGCAAGCACAAAGAAAGTAATTGCAAAGAAAGGGAAAGTTTCAAAAGATAACAAATAAAAAAACATGTACATCACACTTGCGGAAGCAAACGCTTTCTTGGAGTTATCTTGAAAAGATACACTTGTCAATATATACATATCTCAAGCAGAAAATATTCTGCATTCTCTTTGTAATGTAGAATCTTTCCACGACGATTCAACCACAGAGAGACATGAATACAACGCCAATTGACCGTACTACCTCAAGAGACACCCAAGAGGAAACGCAATAACAGAAATTAACGGCGTTGGGGTATCATACACAGAAGGCACAGAATATATATTGAGCGGAAGGACAATCCTGTTTGCAAATTCTGTTACACTAGAAGCGAAATCAACCGAACGGGACTATATAGAATTTACATACACCTCTTGATTCGAGACAATACCAACAGACATAAAAAACGCTATGTTTATTCTTGTATGATGACTACAAGCGAAAGCAAAAGGGGTCGGGCTTTCGAGTTATTCACAAGGAGACATAAGCGTTTCATATTCAAGCACAGACGAAACGTTCGGTACAAGCACAAACCAAAAAACAATCATCGATAGGATTATAGGGAAATACAAATTTATTGATATATACGCCGTATAATGATTGTATACCCAAACCACCAAGTCAGCGTGTTCAGAGGTGACACATTCGCAACGACCGTTGATAGCAATATCGACGTCTATATCTATGAGCAATCAGACGCACAAGATGCAATGAATGGAGTAGAAGGGGCACAGAACGAGCAACGTCTGTTAACGGTGTTTTCGTGACTACAAATAGGCGATAAAGTAATCGACGAGGACGCAAAGGCGTACATCGTTAAGAAAGTAAAACACAGAAACAGTATTGTCGTTAATTTTTACGAGGTACAAATCAGAAACGAAAATGATTAGTGTATCAATAACCGTCCCGACGTTGCCGTGAGATTTGTCTTGATCAGTCAAGAAGTCTCTTTGGCAATCGGTGATGTTAGTGAGGAGAGAAGCGACGAAAAGAGCGCCCTTCAAAAGTTGAACATTAAGAAGGTCAATCACCGAAAAAGTCAATTGAATGAGGGGTACAGTTTGAACAAACCTTGTATACGCTAGGATTCACGAGTACGGGGGTACTATAAGACCAAAGAACGGGAAGTACCTAAGATTCAAAATTGGGGGTCAACGGGTAACGACAAGGCAAGTAAGAATAAAAAAGAAGCCGTATTTGACACCAGCGTTGCAAGCTATGAAGAGTAAGATTGATCAAGTATTCACAAGAAATCTTTGAACGGCGCTTGGCGGTCAATAGATAAAGAACGTTGCTTTTATATCATATATGTATTATGTTTATTGCAGTTTGAGATAAGGTATTCGATATAGTGAACGGGTTGATTGCAACAACCGATTTGAATTTCGTATATAATTATGAAAAGAAAATCGGCGACAGCGGGTATCCATACGCAACAATAACACCAACGTCAACAGTAGAAAAGATCTATTCAAGCAACGCAAATATGATTGATATACCATTCGTGATTGCGGTGTACGTTAGAAGTGAGAGCATTGCAGTTGCGGAGGTAACAATAAGAACAATCGTTGATGCAATACTAACTGGATTGAGGGGAGACGAATACTTGACTTGATCGGTAAACAAAGCGCAATTCGATATTGAACGGGCGTATTCAGATGACGAACAGCCAACGAGAGTGGCATTGATCAAAGCAACTTACACAACTTTACTTTGTTAGTATAATGTAATAATGAAAAAGGAGAAAAGAGAAATCAAAACCAAAGAAGCCGTTGTTGTCAAAAGATACTACCCGCAAATTGATCAAGTAGTTGAAGGGGCAACACTAGAAGAATGCAACGCAAAGGCTCTAAAGATTATGAATGAAGTGAAGGAATAAGAACAACCAACAAGCAATTTTAGTAATAAACAACTATAATTATGACATGCACGGCACACATTGGAAGAATGCAAGCTATTGGAATAGGGAAGGAGACAACAGCAGGGACACAAGTTTCGGCAACAGATCGACTTGCAAAAACTAGCGGACTATTAAAGCCAGTCATTGAGACGTTGAAAGATACGGCTTGATATGGTGTAATCGATACCGTTTATGATGTGCAAACAGTCAAAGAACACACAGAAACAAACATCGAATGAACTATCACGGACGATAGTTTCGGTTTATTATTGCTTTGAGCGCTTGGAACGGTTGCAAAATCGTGAAGTTGACCGTACACACATGCCTTCACAAGATCAAACACCAATTGCCACCCATCATTCAGTATTCGAGGGGTTGACCCAGTCGGAACAGTTGCGTCAACATATTCAATGGTACAATCATTGAACATAAGCGTTGAAGCAGAAGACTACGCAACGTTTTCTTGTAATATGCTAGGAAAGAAAGGGACAAGCGAATCAGCGCCAACGGTGTCATACGCAAGCGAAACACTATTCAGAGCAAAAGATTGTAAAGTATATTTCGCAAGCACCGAATGAGGACTGGCAGGAGCAACCGCAATAAGTGTAAACAGCGTTAATCTAAATATCGAGAAAAATTTGATGGTACACCAATCAGTTTGATCAGTAGACATTGATAAAATATTCAACCAAAACTTCGATGTTTCGGGTGACTTCGAAGCAATCTTTTCAAATACAGATTATCAAGTAATAGCAAGAGACGGGACAAAACAATATATGAAAATTGAGTTCATCAACCCCGACGTTGACCTTGCCGTTAGTGGAAACCCAACATTAAGTTTCACCTTTGCAAAGGTAGCGTTCGAATCTTGGGATAGTTCAGACGACAACGACGCAATCGTAACACAAACAGTTGGATTTGTTGCCAGTTACAACAATACAGACGGGTACAGCGTGAAGGCGACAATGATCAACGACAACGCAACAGGTTACTAGATAAAGATTTGGGGCGGTTGCTTGTCCGCCCCTTCAATAAAAAACAAGTATTTTACAAGTAACAAAACAAGAGAATGGAGGCAATCAAAACTTACACAAGAGGAATTGATAAAGAATATTACAAAATCCTATTCAAAGAATTGAAGGTATGAGAAGACGGCAAAATGGTTGGAGACGGTAACGTTTACGACAATATGCAAGAAGCAAATGAGTTTTTGATCAGAACACTATATGGAAAAACACAAGAAGAAGTTGACGGGCTTGAAGTGCATGAATACGACAAATTATTGAAAGAGATCGACACACTAAAAAAGGGAAAAGCAACGCCCGCTTAGTCGCACAATTCAAAAAGGCAATCAAGTCGGGCGGCACACTAACGAAAGAACATAGAGACTTTGAATTGTGCAAGTTGTTTGGGTGTTCACCTAGTCAGCTTGACCAAACAGAAGAAAGCACATTGCAACTATATTGGGAGTATAGATTCGAGGAATTGAAACATGAATATTTAGAAAGTAAGAGACAAGCACAGAAAGCAAAATTTAATAAGTAACGCACTTGAAACCTATGTCTTCACAGAAATTGCAAATTGTTATTGAAGCACAGAACAAGGCGTCAAAAGAAATAAAAGCATTACAAAAACAGATTTGATCTTTGCAAAGTGAAGTACAAAAAGCAACCACCGCAGTGAGTAAGGGCGTGAAAAACACAAATAGTGATCTTAAGAAACTGAAACAACAAGTTGTCGGGACTTTCGCCGTATATAAAATTCTTGCTTTTCAAAAAGAAATATCAAACCTAGCTTCACAAACACAAGAAGTTAGTGGTGCTTTTAATAGACTTTCAAGCGGTGTTTGAATAGCTAGTTCGGAAATACTAACATCATTACAAACAGCGTCAAAAGGTACAATTTCAGAGTACAACTTGATGTTGTCGGCGAATAAAGCAATGTCTTTGGGGGTCGCTAGTAGTACGACAGAGTTTTCAACGTTGATGGATATTGCAAGAGTGAAAGCCAAAAGTATGTGACTAACAACTACACAGGCGTTTAATGATATTGTTACTGGACTAGGTAGATCGTCACCGCTTATTCTTGACAACTTGGGTATCACAATTAACGCTTCGGAAGCACAAGAGGAATACGCAAAGACACTAGGGAAAACTAGTAAGGAATTGACAGATTGAGAAAGGAAACAAGCATTGATCAATAAAGTTGTAAAAGACGGGAAGGCAGAAATAGAAGAGATGGGAGAAATTGTGTTGACAGCTTCCGAGAAACAACAACAGTACAACGCAAAGATTCAAGATGCAAAATCGAAGCTATGAAACGCACTATTGCCCGCATTGTCAGAGTTCAGAAGCAAAATGGCGGACGTCATAGAAAAGACCATAGAAGCAAGTGGGTGACAAGACGACTTTGGTGAATCATTGGCCGGGGTTGGTACGTTACTAGGTAACGTTTGAGGTATACTTGTTACAACGATCGGCTACTTATGACAGTTGGCAAATATGTCAATAGTTGCTTGAAACGCTCTTGATTCGTTTATGAGAAAGCAAGCGTTACTAAGAGCAAACGAAATAAGGTGAGTTATCGGGAAAGAGCAATTAACCCCCGCTTGAACGAAATCAATGGACGTATCAAGTGCAAGGTTTGGCGTCCTATGATGACCAGTCAGTTCGGGCGCATACCGTGACGAAGTAACCAAAAGAATGCAAATCGACAAAGAAGCAAGCGAAACAATAGCCAAAGAATTACAAAAGGCTCTTGATGAAGTTGATACGATGCCCGAAGCTATTGGTACTTCTTGAGGTTGAAAATCAAAAGCGGTGAAGGAGACAAAAGACGCCTTTGCTGAAATTGCAAAGACTATTAAAAAAGCGGAGAAAGAACAACAAGAAAAGAGAATGAAGAATATCAAAGAATATAGGGACACCGTAAAAGATGCAATGTCGAGTGCCTTTGATTCTGTCAAGAGTGATATTGACGGCGTTGCGGATTCGATCAAGTCACTACAACAAGAGAAAAGCAACCTACAAGACAGCAAAAAATGAATATTAGCAGATTGAGCGGGCGGTATAGCGTCAACAGTTGTTGCGTTACAAGACGAAATGACGGGAATCAATGAACAATTGAGCGCTTGAACTGGAGACAGGGGCGCATTGACACAAAGAAGGAAAGTCTTGCGTCAAGAGATCAATCAATGAATAGGAGAAACAACGATGGAAGAAATAGAGAAAGCAAGACAACTAGCGACAGAATCAGAACTTGAAAGGGCAGTGAGAGAGAGAGACGAAAAGGTCAAAGCCATTGAAGACGAAATCCAAGCAATTGACCAAAAGATCGAGACAGAGAAAACGGCGCACAGTAATTTGACAAACTTCAAAATAGAGTTAGATGATGCTTATCAAATCACATTTAGAGCAAACTCATTAGAGCAATTGTCATTATATGATCAGTTAATTGCAAAGGCTTCGCTCTTGAGGTGAGGTTGATCGTTGACGGTAACGGGTGATACTGGATTGACTAAGTGATTGCCGTACGTTACACCAGTAAAAAACGGGGAGACACCACCACCGATAAACGTAAACTTTGGGACGGTAACAATAAACGATTGAACAGATCTTGACGGCTTGGGTGCGACAGTTGACAAGGCAATTATTAGCGCATACAAAAACATTCAACAAGGCGTTTACTAGTAACAAACAAATATATGTTCAATACATTTCAATACAACACACAGCAGTATAATACGGGACTAGTCCCAACAAGCGCCGTTTATACGTTGCTAGAATTTGACAACTTCTCTTTTGATAGTTGAAGCGTCAGATTGAGTGAGTTGCCAACGATTGAGGACGTGAACGGTATCGAGTACCAAACTTACAACGTTGCGAATGATCATTGACAGGGTGTTTATTGACGACACATAAGAAACAAAACTATCAATATAGAGACTTTATTGAAAGGTGACACCGTCGAAGAATTAGAAGCGAACTTGACCGCAATGAAGTCCAAGGTAGTACAAAGCGAAAAGGTACTATCATACAGAAGACTTGATGGTCGTGTTTTGCGAACAACGGCAACTTGCACAAAGTTCGTAACGAATAGAAAATACTACCAAACGACGTTCCTACCAAATATACAGATCGGACGAGAAACAGCAGACCCGTTTTTCTATGACATAACACAGTCACAAGAAAGTTATGAAGGTTTGACAGCAGACCAAATAAGCACGGTGAATTATGTCGAATGAAGTATTAGAGCGACTCCAACGATATTAGTGAACTTCAACACCACCACGACAGTCACCGAAGCGCAATTCACTATTGGAGATAGAACAATCACCGTCACAGACACTTTCGCACCGTGAGACGACCTTGTCATCAACTGTAAAGACAAAGAAGTATTGTTGAACGGTACTTGATGACACGACTACAGCGGTCAATTCCCTTCGCTTGAGGTTGGTAGTAACGAATTTACGGTGACAATAAACGGTACACGAGAAGCCGACGTTTATATTCTACGATATGGAACGTATGTATAAAGAATATACCTATAAGATTCACGACAAAGACAACGTATTCAAAAAGACATTACTCAATAGTAAATTGAAGACGGGCGGGGTAGAGTTCACCCGTACAATCAACCAAGGATATTGAGCGGTCACGTTGTCTTATGATACGCTACACAGCGCAAACGACTTAGCGCTTTTTGATGTTGTATATATTTATTATTGAGCGGTGTTAGTGTATAGGGGGTATATTAGTTTATACACCGAGATCGTCAAAGATAGTAAAGAGTATATTGACATCAGAATCGACGGTATGCAATCAATATTGAAACATTGTTTGTACACATATACAAGCAACGAGACTTTCACAAGGACAGCAGACCCCGCAACAATGCTTGCCGAAATATTGACAGTAGTGAATACAAATAGGGGTCGGACTATCTTTGACACGACCATCACAAGCTATTGAACAAACCTTGTGATCGACTTCGATTATGACACAGGTTTGACGGCGCTCAATAAGATAATGAGTAATATCGAACACTATATCGACTTTTTACCCGACGGAACGATCGTGTTTCAAGCAATAGACGAAACAACCGCCGACCACAAGTTGACGTTTGAAAAACATATTTCAGAGTTTTCAAGAACAACCGACAGTTTGACAATGTCGAATTTTGTATACGTCAAACATACGGCTTGAATAGAGAGCAGTCAAGATGCCACAAGCCAAACAACGTACGGGTTGCTTCAATCAATCGTAAGATCAACAGCAATAAACGACGACCCGACGGGAGTGATTAGAGCAGACACCGAGATTGCCAACAAAAAAGACCCGAACGAACAAACAATTTTGGCGGTCAACTCTCAATACGACCTTGAAACTATCAACATAGGTGATACAGTAAGAATAATGAATAAGAGCAACGAAAGCGCGACCAACTTCAGATCAATCAAGAAAATTATATACAGAGAGAACGTCGCGACATTATATTTGAGTGACTACGACAGTATAGAGAAATCTTTATCATTATTATCACAATAACATGACTTTCAAGAAATATAAAGTAAAAGATGACGCGGGTGGGCAACTCCTCGCTTGAATATCAAGTGTAGCAACATCGGTTGTTTTGAAAGCTTGAGAGGGTGCAAACTTCCCAAGTTATGGTGCGGGAGAGACGAGTATCGGGACACTTATCGCATACGACGTTGACGGTAACGTCACAAAAAAGGAGAGGGTAACAATCACAGCAAGATCAAGTGATAGCGTAACGGTTACAAGAGGGTATAGTTCGGACACACCCGTCGCATTTAGTGCAAACGACTATTTATTCATATATGCAACAGCCGAAGTAATTGAGGACATACAAAACGAAGTTGAATCTTTGGAAACAACGAAGTTGGATAGCGCTGGAGAATTGAGAACAGGGAATTGAGCGTGGAAGGTATCACATACAAACGCGGACGGAGACGAGGTTGAACTTTGACTTGGCGCTAGTGGCACGGTTTTGACATCAAATTGAGCATCAGTCGCGCCGTCATTTGATACCATTGAAGCAAGCACAAAACAGCTAGTGAGAGACTTTACAGCATGAGAAGATTTGACAGCATGAGACACACTCTATCAAGACTCATCAGACAACAAGGTATATAAGACAGATGCTACCAACCTAGATAAAGTTTGATTAATTTGAATAGCGCAAGCAGACATCGCAACAGATTGAGTCGTTTCGGTAGCTATTGGTGGTATAGATACCAATCAATCAAGTCTAACTGTTTGAGAGAAATACTTTCTAGGTGCTTACTCAACATGACCAAACATAGAGAATACCACATCACTCAATAACACATGATCAACGGCATATATTGGCTATTCGTCTAGTTCTGGTACAAAATGAGGACAGACATTTACCCTCTCGGCAAGAACTAAACTTAACAACATAACGTTAAAAGTATCTAAAAACAACTCGCCAACAGATAATCTAGTTTTGAAAATATACAATTCCCCTTGATGAACGTTACTCTATACTAGCCCTACAACTATAGCGGGAGGGACACTAACTTCCTCATATTCAACAGAAGTGTTCAGTCTTTGAGGTACGGTATTTTCGAGTGGAACGTATTTTGTGGAATTAGAGAGAAGCGGATCATTAAGTACAAGTAACTATTTTAGATGGGATTGGACAAGTGCTAGTCCATACGCTTGAGGTAACTTCTATGCGTTTTATAGTTCCTCGTGGAATTCGGTATCATCGTACGATCGTTACTTTGTCATAACAACAGAAACTCTTGTTTGAACATGAATTAGTACATCGTGAGAACACCTGATTTGAGTGTGAATATCATCAACAGAACTTGCAATCATAAATAACTCCTCAACAATCAGTTGAACTCTTGCAACAAGCGCCACAACGTGAGTATTGACTTTGTGAGATGCAGAGTGATACGTCACGGTGAACATCAATTGAACCAACAAGAAAATACCATATTATTGACTATAGAGTATCTTTACCTATCAAGATGTAACGATGTCATCAACAATAAAAGTAATACGCGGAGACGATCACACCATATCCATCAACTTGAAAGATTGAGACGGTGTCGCAGTTGACTTGACAGGCGCAACCGTCTATTTCACGGTTAGAAAAGAATCAACCGTATGAGACGCAACAGACGACACGGCGTTAATCGAGATAGATCAAACAAGCCACGTCGACGCTTCGGCTTGATTAACTAACATTGTGTTGACCAATACCGACACAGATATTGCCGTTTTGGATTATTGCTATGACTTGCAGATCAAGTTCACGAATTGAATTATCAATAGTATTGAGAGTGGTATATTCTCAATAATTCAAGATGTAACCAAGAGATCATAATGACAGAAATAAACGCAATAATATCAACAAAAGAAATAAACGCAACAATATCAACAAAAGAAATAAACGCAATAATATCAACAACAGAAATAAACGCAATAATATCAACAACAGAAATAAACGCAATAATATCAACAACAGTAATAAAAGCAACATTCCCGTGAGGGTCGTGACCACCTTGACCAGCTTGAACGGCTTGAACAGATGGAGCAGACGGAGCAGACGGAGCAGATGGGCAAGGGATTGCTGTTTGAGGTACAACGGGACAGAAACTAGTAAAAGCAACCGACACAGACTTCGACACTGAGCGAGCTGATTTAGATAATATAGTACAAGATACGAAAGCCAACATACTATCATCTACGCCAGATGTAGTAACCACAGGATTGTCTACAGACACTCATCAAGTATACCTGTTTGATGGGACTGTGCGGAAAGCAATGCCGTGATACCGACAACCTACTCGTGGCGCTAAAGATATTGGCGTAGAGCAAGGGAGCGCCTTAGATGGGTACTGATTGGAGTACATAACCAACAAAAGGATCAGTAACTGTTCCATAGGGGAGAACTCAGACCCTGAGAGATGAAGTATAAGGGTAACAAATGCCGCAATCTTAGATAAGGATATAGCACAATTCTACATCAACTGATGATGGAAGACTGCTCTGACGGGTGTTAATATACAGACAGACGATACAGAGAATCCAGTAGACATAGAAGTAACAGACTTCGAGCCTTATAACCTCAGCCTCATAACAGGTAACAGTGATGTTACTGATCCCGATTGAGTGCCCATGGTGCAGAACATGAAGATGGATATTGGGATATATCAGACACCTTTAGTTATATCATGATGAACATTCTAATGGCTACATTCTACCTAGATCCAGCAGGAAACGACAGTACAGGAGATTGATCGAGTGGTGCACCTTGGTTGAATTTGGTATATGCAGTCAATAATACTGGTAATACGGACACTATAATAGTAAACGAAGGGACATTGGTGCAGACAGTAGGAGCAGATGACCGAGACATGGGGGATAGAGTCATCTACTCTGCAAGCGGTAACGCAAAGCTCACCATATTAGACTACTCGGCTACCCCAATATTAAGAACAGCTGGTGGTTCACAAGGATCACTTGCAAATATACAGTTTGCTAATAATTTTGTAAGCACGAACAGATCTATGTTTTCTAATTTCAATGTAGCGTCGATAAACGGTTGTATCTTCAGGGATTGCACTGCATGAGGTGATTCATCATCAACCAGTTCTAGGGGTGGGATTTTCGAAAACTCAACCACCACATTAAACAGGTGTATTTTTCGGAACTGTAGATACCAATCTTGAGCTATAGGATGAGCTATTATATGACATAGAGCCAATAGCGAGCATACTACGACAGTGAATAGTTGCTTATTCTATAACGATGGCACTGAGATAGCTGGGACACTAATACCAAGGTACATATTCTCGGTGAGAACAGACTGATCGTCTAGTAACTTAACCATCACTATCAAGAACAGTATAGTGATGCTTGCATCAGGCACATTAGTGGGTGGATACTCCAACGTGGTTAATTCAAGTGGTTGATCTGCTGATATAACAACAACATACTCATGCCTCAATAATGTATCATATACCGACGGAGAGATAGGAACAACGACGGTAGATCCATTGTTTGTCGACCCCAACAATTGAGACTTCCACTTAAAGCCTACGAGTCCCCTTATTTGAGTAGCAAGTGTTTCATAATGAAAACCCTCAATAACGTAGAGTTCAAAATACTGCCTAAGTCGTGACTAGACGTAAACATAAACACATTGGTAACGAATGCGATAGCGAGTGCTGGGGAGCTTCACTACACAACGGACTCAAAGAATCTATACTTCAATAATGGAACTTCGAACGTACAACTTGCAACTGTTGACGCAGTAACAGATAACGGTAATAGTAGCACAGCAGACACAGTTGATCGGGGAACAGGTAATATACAAAAATCTACTCTGACTGGTAACTGTACTTATACTTTCACTGCTCCAGATTGACCTTGAAACTATCAGTTAATAGTAATACAAGATGGTACAGGTAGTAGAATCGCTACACGACCTTGAACGGTTAAACGACCATGAGGAACAGCACCGACACTAACAACAACAGCAAGTGCAACTGATATAATTAGTTTTCTCTATGATGGTACTAGTTACTTTTGAGTAGAAGTTTTAGCTCTTTCATAATAATATGTTTCTAAGTTGATTATGATTTAATAAAAGAGCCAGTAGTAATTGACTACTAACTGACCTACGTTGGCTATATGAGTTAGATAGTAACGTCAATGACAGTAGTTCAAATAGTAATGACGGTACTGCTTCTAGTTTTTCTTATAACACATCAGATAAAAAACTTTGATCTGCAAGTGGTGATTGTATTGCAAGTGGTACTTTTGATAATACTCTCGGATGGGAAAGTGGTTGATTTTTTGACACATGAACATCTATTGGTAGTAATGCTTTTTCATATAGTGTTCGAGTGAAGCCAGATACCGACAATAAGGTGCAAACTATCATTAGTAATGATGCTAACTGATATGATAATTCTACACAGATAGGTGTATGTGTTGAGGGTACAACTATTTCAACGGATAACACTTTCTGTGTAGTGCATCAACACTCAAGCGAAAGTACAAGGTATGTTGTAGAAGATACACAAACAATTAGTACTACGGTGTGGACTCATTTTGTATATACTTATGATGGTACTACAATGAGATTATATACGGATTGAGTGGAGGTAGATACAACAACCAAAAGCTGATTAATAGTGAACACTAATGATATAAAGATATGACGTAGATCTGGGGCTAGCATAAGGTTCTATAATTGATTGCTAGACTCTGTTGGACTTTGGATAAAGGCACTTACTGCAACACAAGTATCACAACTCTATAACTCTTGATCTTGATTGCCTTATGCGGACTTTACAGCATAGAGAACATCTTTATATATAACCTATAACTATGAAATACATAGCTTTTACATTATGATCTATACTATGATGGATTCTTGGCAAGAAATAGCACTAGTTCTCTTTATTTGATTTGTTTGTTGATATATAGCATGAGCATATTACTGAAGGAAGTAAGGTGATTACACTGGTTGGTAGATTCGTCTATACTAATTATATGAGTAGTCATATACTCTATACACACGTCATTTCTTATCGAGTATACACTAGGTATAGTGATAGGTCTTTTATTGAGGCGTTGGTATTATGGCACAAGCTAGTTGAAGTGTGATAATGAGGGTTATAGTCACTATACTTTTGACTTGAATGTATACATGGCTTCTGTATGTTGAGAGAGATATACCGAGAGTCCTGGAATGACTTCGGTTCGTCTCAATTTGAATTGCTCTTGTTGGAACAGATGCGGTAATAGACTGGATAACTAAGTATATTAATAATAAATTCAAAAAGTAATTTATTTTCTTATATATAATTATGGACTTCTCTACAGAACTAACAGCAGTACTACCAATGCTTATACCATTAATCATCTATCTATCTAACGGAGTAAAGGGATGAATACCTAAGTGGGCAAGATTTCTTATACCATTTGTTTTTGGTATAGTTGTTTTTGTGTGATTGTACTTTGCTTTCCCAGAATACCCATTAAAGATGTATATTGTGAATGGTATCTTGTTTGCTTTTGCATCTACTGTATCGTATAAAGCTAGTAATGAATGAAAGATTAGCTTACCGGATTTAGAGTTTGGCAGTAAGGATAATGGATAAAAAATACTTTCCAGACTGATGACTATACAAGGAAGATAAAAGTAACTTTCTCTTTTGAAGTGCACTAACATTGACAGGTCAATTAAGCAAAGTAGCAAAACCAAGTGGTAAAAACTACAGCCGAAACCAAGCGACTAATACACGATCAAGAAACTTTTGCACAGTTGTTGCACCTATATGTGCAATACTATCATACCGATGAGAAGAGCGAACTGATAGGGATTGGGAGGCTTGCCGAGTATATGCACAAAAAAATCATTGATACAAGT